CAGGTGCATCAGTTTCTGAAGAACCTTTGTAACCAACCAATACTTTAGTACCGTCTGCTGCGTTACCCAAAGATGAAGCAGTGTTTGTTAGTTCAATATAACCATAACGTGTCATAAAGCTAACTACTGGCTCGAATGAGTTTGGATCCATAACTGGACCTGTGCTCATTAATGGGATATATGGGCAGTAGAACGCAGGAGCGTCTGTTTCGCTTGAACCTTTGTAACCAACAAGTACTTTAGTACCGTCAGCAGCATAGCTGTCAACGAAAACTTTGATAGTACCGTTTAATGTACCAGCAAGTTTTGTGTTAGTTGGTGCGTCAAACGAACCTTCTGTTGTGCGAGCAAAAGTAGAAGTGCTTGCACTTTGAAGTACTGTTAATGCTTCTGGAGAAACAACAATGTAGTTACCAGCGCCGCGACGTGTTCTTGCTGCGATTCTGTTAGCTGCTCTGTTGATTTCAATTGCTAAAAGAGCGTGACGATCACCAACATAAGTTGGAGTGTAGTCAGTGCTGATAGAGTTGAAGTTTAATGTTGTGCCAGCGCCAGCTAGTGAACGTAGTGAACCGATAATTTCTTGGTCGATTTCAACAACGATCTCTTGTGCAAGAGCTTGCATGATTTCTGCTTCTACGTCAAGACCGTGCATTGCTTCTGCATCTTGTGCAGCTTCAAAAGTCCAACGTGCGCTTAGACGTCTTGTCTTCGCTTCAACAGTTTGCTTCAAGATTTGAATGCTCATCTTGTTACCAGCTGTACCTTCAGCAGTAGCAGTAGCGTCTGGCGAACCAGAATAGGCTTGTGCTAACTTGAATGGTGATAATGCTTCGTCACCAGCGTTTGCGCCGCCTGCTGTTTGAGCATAACGAGTTCTTAAAGTGTGGATCTGACCAACTGGACCAGTCATTGGCTGTACGCCGACTAGTTCGTTAGCAATTACAGAAGGCATAACCCGTCTGATTAAAGGTAACATAACCTTGTTTAGTGTAGCAATGTTGCCAGCCTGTGTAGCACCTGCTGATGCAGATTCTCGAAGATGTCTTTTAGTGTTCTCAAGGACCACGCCAAGTGTTTGCTTCTTGGAACCACTTAAACCTTCAAGTAGTGCCTCTTTAGTAGCTGACCAATTGCTTTCAAATAAATTTGACATTTCTAACTCCTATTATTTTGAAAGTCCGGCTAATTTACGGATATGATCTATTTCGACCACGTCCTGTTCAACATCTTCGGCTGAAGGCTGAACGTTTTTATTACCAGTGTGTTCTGATGTCACTGATTCTTTTAATGGTTTACGATCTGTAGTAAGTGTTTCGCCGTCTAGAACGCTTGGTAAGTATTTGTTAAATTGCTTCTCAAGATTTTCTGTTTTAACACCTTCTAATAAATCAACCATAATTTCTCTTTTATTCTTTGCTAACGGCTTAAGAAGTGAATCTAACTGCTCTTTACGAACATATTTGTCTTCTGCAATTCTTAATCTGCTTTCTGTAAGTTTAACTGCATGTGCTTGCGCTTTTGCTGCTTCAACTGACTCTGCTAATGCCGATTTAACTTCAGATAAAGATCTTTGTAACTCTTTAACTTCCGAGCTTTCGTTCAAATAGCTTGAGCGATACTCATTAGCAAATGTTTCAAATATTCTTCGACCAAAATCGTTTTCTCTCGCGGATGTGATATCGTCTTTAAACTGTTGCACGTTTTCACGAATAACATTGTTAACAACAGCCTCTACCTTATTAGCTGCTCGCTTAATAAAATCTTTTTTAGCTTCAGCTAGCTGACGCTTGCCTTCTGCTACCATTTTGACTTTTTGCTCGACTAATTCACGTTTATCTTCGTGGAACTCTTTGAGTTCTGTAGCTAATTGCTCAACAACAAAATCGTCTAACTTAGACACATGCTCTTGAACACCTGCTCTTTCGTCACGTAATTCTCTGACTTCTTTAGCAAGCTGTTCGGCTACAAATTTATCAAGCTTCTTAGCGTGTTCACTAATAGCTTTTTTGTAAGAAACTCTTTCTGCAGCAACAGCTTTTTTATCTTCAGAAAGCTCAAGCATTTCTGCTTCAACTCTTTCTTTAATAAATGTATCAACTGCTTCTACGATCAACCCTTTGTCATGATCATAACGCTGGGCAAATTCTTCACGTAGTTCTGCTGCAAGTTCCTCACGAGCTTCGGCAAGACGACTTTCCCAAGCCTCGACGATACTTTCACGAGTTGCTTCCGCAAGTTCGCTAGATTCGATCAAGTCTTTAAAGTTTACTGCCATAGTAGTCTCCTACCTCATTTTTAATTCATCAATAAATTTGATGATATGTTTACTTAGATGTTTTTCAACATCAGGGTTTTTAGTGTGTGTTAAATCAGTGGCGATGTCATGTATCATGCTGCCGCCTCTCATATTAAACAAAGACTCATATATAGTCTTTGGATAAGCATTCGGTGCGCTAGGCTGTGCAACAATATCAACAGTAATAATATCAAAGTCAGATACTTTACCTGACTCGTTAACATTACCACTTCCTCTGCTACTAACACCTAACTTTGCGCCTGCTTTCAATAGTGCTCTCGCAATATTTCCCATCGGAGTGTCAATAATCTTAAGTTTGCCTAGACCATTAGATCCGCTACAACGCATTTCTGTAATGATGTGACTAACTCTATCTAGATTAATTTGTAACTCTTCTGGGTGATCTAACTCACCCAAAACAGTTTCGCCTTTACCTAGTCTACTATTAACATTTTCAACAGCACGCTCAATTTCACTTTTAGGGTAAACCCTTCCGTTTTGATTTTGTACATCACCTTGAACAAAAAGACCTTGCATAAACAAGTCTTTACCATCCTCAGATTCCATCAGCCTGAGAC